TGTGTTGCCTCGCTTATTGTTCCACACTTCAATAATACGTGAGCAATCGTCAGGCACTTTAAAAGATGCTTGAAAACCAAAAGCAGGTTCAACAGTAGCAGACTCGGCAACTTCAATTCGCTTGGTTGCAAAATTCCAGTCGACGGCCTCTAAAACAAAACCCAAAGCATAAGGATAATGCAAGCGACACAAATCAGCGCCGGTTGAGTTTTCTAACGGATCAATAACAAAGTCACCGCCAACAAGATTGAGCGCTAAATTCCAAATGTCAACGGTACTAGCCATTTATCAATCCTCTTTCTTTGCTTTTGCTTTAGCTCTAGTTTTCTTTTTAGGTAAAAAAGCTTCGATAGCCTCAACCTTAATCTTTAAAGTTAAGCTAATTTCTTTGGCGTCTTTTCCAGACTCATGAAGTTTTTTAATCTGGTTTTGGTCAAGCTTGTTAACGCCTGTTTTAAAGCCGTCAGGTTGTTTTTTAGATAGTGGTTTCATTTATTACCCCTTAATTCTTTTTACGCAAATTTATGCCTAGGTTACAATCATAACCTGTAATTGACGCGTTATTTTCACTAGCAACCCAAACTGAGACTTTATCGCCATTTTCCAAGCCGTTTAAAAAACCACCGCCTGAAATGTTGGTTCTATCTTGCCCGTTACTGCCTCTCATGCCTGTGGGTCGTTGACTAAAAATAATCTGACCACCTCTTTCAATACCAAAAATAAAACCGATATTATTTTGATTAGTATTGCAAGATACATCCAGCCAAGCGTGAGTAGAGTAGTAATCCCCGTCTTGGCCGACAATTATTTCACTGTTGGATATTGTCAAAGATCCACTTGCTTCAATTTCAACAAACCCGGTTATCTTTTCAAAGCCTTTATAATCGCCACCCGTTAAAGGTTGCGGGCTATCTGGTGGCGTTAAGTCTTCGTTACCTGTACCTGTTAAGTTGGATATAACCAAAGGAATAGTTGAACTACCTTGTTTTTGTGTATAACCAAGAGCAGCATAAGTATTCATTATTTCGTTGAACTCATCGATCATAAGCGCGCCATTAAGAATTGGCTGCAATGTTTCGTTTGCTTGAGTAGTTGGCGTTATTGAATCCGTAACACCTTCTTTAGCTATTTGCGCATCAATACCAGCTTGTGCGTCTGTTCTATTAGTCATTTTAATTACACCTTTTTGATGACTACTGACGTATTATAACCAGTAATTACATCGCCGTTTGTCTTTCTAACTTCTATTGTGACATCATTGTTGTACTTTAAATGTGCTACGGCTTCAATCATTGATCCCGAATTACCTGTGTTGTCAGACAAGATACAAGTACCTTGTACACCTAAACCCTGATCGTCTCCGACATTATAAATAGTAAAATCAACATAACCGTCAACAAAAACACACGTACAATTAAGTTGTGCGCGCACTTCGTATTTATTACCGCCTTTTAGCAGCACTTGCGAATTGCTTACTTTATTTATATCTGAACTATCACTGTAAACTTCATTAACTGCAAAATCGAAAAATAGAGAAGCACTGCCGCCGCCGTAGCCCCGCTGATATATAGCAGACTCCAAAGGCTCGTCTTTCATTCTTGCGCCGTCTAAAATAGGTTGCAAGGTTTCGTCAGCTTGGCTAGTTGGGCTTATGCTGTCCTGAACGCCTTCCTTTGATTTTTGTATATCAATACCTGCTTGCGCGTCTGTTCTGCTGCTCATAATTTTAACCTTAAAAACAAAATAACCCAGCAATTGCCAGGTTACTTTTAATTATCTACGGTAAAGCTTGGCGTCCATTCTTAGCAACTCGCGGGGTTCTTTTACCTGCTCTGTCGCCGTCAGCTTCTAAAGCCTTACCTAAGTAAGTTGTTGCCAACCCTGCCGCTAAATCACTTGATTGACCTTTAGCTGTACCGTCTTCCATCCACCAAACTAAACCAGTTTTCAATGTGGTCGCTTCGATAGATACGTCTAACTCTGTTCTTACACCTGCAATAGCCATGTTAACACCTCTTTAAGTTGGGGCCAAAGAGAAAGGCTGAGGACAAATCCCCCCAGCCCCGTAACACGATTAAGCGTCAGCTAGTTTAAGACGCACAATATGTTCATCTTCAACACGTACAGCGCCCAAAGTTTGGAAGCCGTATACACGCCACATGAAAGACTTACTCGGATCTTCTGCAACACGAGTTGAGATGTCACGGTTTAATTGCATACCGATTGCTTTTTGCGTATAAGCTAAACAATCAACTTGATCGGCACCTGGAGATAACAAGCGAGTTGATACAATCCAATCATAACCTAAGAAGTTAGGCAAGTAACCGTTACGTAATGCCATTGAATCGCCTTGGAAGTCACCAGAAGTCACTTCAAGCAAACCAAGTAAAGTACGACGTTGGAATGGTGAGATGATTACGCACTTAGGCTCATCAGGGTCAATGTCATTGTCATAGAACTTTTGATCCATTTCATTGATAAGATCTAATGTAATAGCTGTGCTGTAGTCACCAACTTCTTGTGTAGCAGGGAAAGTATTTAAGTTACCGTCACCGTCTAAAGCGTCCGCTGTAGCTGCTGCAATGATCACATCATCTTTGTTACGGTTTGAACCCCAAGCAAGGTTTTGGGTTAAGCTTGAAAGTGGATCAACAAGCATTTGCACAATATCTTCTTGCTCAACAGTATCACCGTTATCAAATGTTTTAACTTGTGATACGCGACGACTCCACGGAGTATCGTTTTCAGGCGTTGCTGTACGTGCAGCTGTTTTTTCTGCAAAGTCAGTAGGCCCGATACGCTCCCAGTTATGAGCTGCACCATTAGAGGTTTTAGTTGTTACCGTGCTTAGTAAGCGTGAAGGTTTTTGCTGCGCTAAAAAACGTACGTTATCTTCAAACGTTTCGATATATGCTTTATCAATTGTAATAGCCATTTGAGGCTCCTTAGTATAAAAAATAGTTTTTGATTATTTCTCGGACTAAGTTTGTCTAGCTACCCGATACTTTTTTAATATGGATAGCAGACCAAAGGTAATGGCTACCTGCGTAATGGCAGTATAGCGTATTTATTTAATAAGTGTAAAGTAAAATAAACAAGGCAAAAAAAAAGGTGCTCTATAAAGAACACCTAAAACCCACAAGGATTAAGAACAATGAAATTACCGTTAAGAATATTAACACACTTAAAAGTTAAATCAACCACTGCACCTCATTAAGTCACGTATGACTGAAAGCATATAAGCCTCTTCAACCTCACAAGCCGATTTCTCTTGTATAAAACCCGCTATTATTTCGTAGCAAATCTCACTTTCGTCCATGTACTTTAAGCCCCTTAGTAATCTTGCGAACCTCTGCGTTGAATCGTTCTCGCTCGGCTTCTTGCTCGTCATGGATGACTTGCGCGTCTTCCTTTGCTCGCTCATTTAAGCGCTTTTCCTTTTCAATAGAAAGTCTAGCTAAAATGATTCTAAGCTCACCCATACAGTTATTCAAGTCAACATAACTCATAGAATGAATATCGACAGCCTGCGCAAAGTCTCTAACCTTTCTAGCTACCTTCATGCTGCTTTACCTGCTCTAAGTTTACGCAATCGCATAGCTTTGTCTTGTATTTCTTTATGGCGTGGGTGTGCTGTATTCCAGTATGGCCCGTCTCTGTTTTCCATAATTTCTGTTAACTGCGCGCTCGCTTCTGCTGGCGTCATAACTTGATTGCCGCCGTTGTCAGCTACAGCATTCGAACCTTCACCACCGCCAATCTTTTGCGATAAAGAATGGAACCATTTAAGCGTTTGACCATCTACATTGCCAGCCTTAGCCAACTCGATAACACTTTCAGGTGCGCCAGTTGCTTCAAGCGCTGCTACTGCTTGGTTGTTGTTTTGGTCAAATGCTGCGCCCCATTCTTTTTTGAGCGTATTAATGCTTTCTTGCTGTTGTGCTTGCTGCGTTTCGACTGCTGTTGCGTCCAACTGAGCAACTGATTTAACTAATGACTCGAATTGCTTGTTAGTCATATCAGCATTCAAAGC